CCCCCCTTTCCTTGGCCTTGGAGTTCGGAGCACCGCCCTTTCCCTCTCTTTAGCGATTACCGCGTACAACGGGTTGTTTTCTTCTTCAAGTTCGTAGCTTTCAGTCTCTTCCCCGCATTGGCACAAGATTTCCGTCATCAGCCCATAAAGCCTCTTGACCGCTCCCACAGCCCATTGCCTCCTTTGAGGGAAGGGGAGAAAATCAATTCTCCCCTTCTAACTTTTATTATGTGGCAGAGTTCTGGTAGAAACGCACCGCGGCGGTGTCGATAAGCGCGGAATCGTGACGCGAGAACGCAAGGAACCCAACCTGCAAGAAGTCTGCATAACGCTCTGTCAGACGCAGGACCTGAATGTCCAGTACGTCACGGACAAAGAACTTGGAGAAGTCTCCGTACAGGATGGAACGTGCGTTCGCGGCCATGACGGGCATATCTTGGTTGACAACGTAGCGATTGCCGAGAATAGTGTCAGGTTCGCGCAAGGCGATACCGGGTGTCCAGAGCGGCCTGCTCTGTCCGTCAACCATCTGCTTGAGAGCGCGGAGCGTGGTGTCGTGGAACATCCACTCGGCGTTCGCTCTGTAGGCAGGGTCAACAGAGTGTTGCGTCGCTACGAGGTTCGGGTAGGTGATAGAGGTGGCAGAACCTGCCGTAGCAACAACACCGGATGTTGCGCCGATATTGACGCCCTGCGGTTGCCCTGTGCCTGTGCCTATGGTGAAGTGAGTGTTGGAAATTCTTCCAATACGCTCACCCATAACACCAGCGAGGTAGGTTTCGACGTCTAAGGCCGAATCTTGCAGAAGTTGCAGAGACACGCGCACGATGCGCGAAGTGTAGGTGTGTGCGCCAAGAACCCTCTGCCCGAAGGTGGTCGCGAGGTCTGATATTTGCGTGTTTTCCGCAATGAGGATACCAGTGTTCGCTGTGTCATCGGTCGTGGGGATAGGCAGGGGCTGTCCAGATGCGGTAGTGAGTACAGTGGCACGCGAGGCGCGAACGCCACCAAAGGCGCGGAGCGTGTGTACCAAGGTGTTGTAGAATCCCTGCGGGACAAGGAATCCACCAGCAGAGCCGGGAGTAGTGCCAAGCTGCCTGCCCTCTGCGGCAACAAACTTAGACTGCATGAGTTGTCTTTGTTCTGGTGCTAGCGCGTCATTGCCGCCGACTAACCAAGTGCGAAACGCCTTTGAGTAAGCATCTTCGTTATCCTTAGTCTGTGCGCCTGTCCCCGGCTTAAAGGCCGCCCTGTTCTCGCTCTCCTTGTCCTTCATGCTGTCTTGACTTGCCAGAAGCCTCTCTTGACGCTCAATGGCATCGGTCATGATTTTAAGGTCGGCATCCATCTTGTCCCAAGTGGTGGCTTCTTCCGCAGTCAGAGCCCTCTTTTCAGTGGCAGCAGCTTCGGTCAACGCCCTGGCCTTTTCCCAGAGCGTCCGACGCTCCTGCTTTGCTTGGATAAGTTCTTGATACATTGCTATATTCCTCCTTATACGTATTTGTTTAGGCGTAGAGTGTTTAACCTGTCTTGGTGAGCAAGTAACGCCCGTTGCTGCTCTATCTTGGCCGCTTCTTCCTGCGCCCGCAGGGAAGCGACGTAAGAATCATAAGCATCTTTAGCTGACCGCACGTGGGCTTGTGTTTGTGGATAGGCAGGAAATGTAACTAAACTTACGTCAAAAAGGTCGACTTCGTGCAAGGTGCGTACAGCCTCGCTAGGATTGCTGTTATCCCAGGCGTCCTTTTTGACGTAAAAGCCGAAACTCATTTGCGACAGGTCCCCCCGCTGCATTTTAGGTATCACTCGCTGTACATCGGGGTCAGTCATCTCTACATCCGCCTCAAACCGCAAGCCGATACTATCCTCGGAGAGCTTAAGCGTCCCCGACTTAGTTCTAGCCAAGGGAAGTCCATCATGATTGAGCAAAAGTCTAACATCGGCAGACATAATCGAAGAAGCGAACGCGCCGGGAGCTATCTTCTCGCGAAAACCGCCTAAGTTTTCCGACAGACTATTGAACTTTGCGGCGTAACCGCTTATCTTCTTGGTCGTGTCGCCCTCAACTCGCAACTCAATCCCTTCAAGTGCCCGATATTCTAGCTTCATAATATCACCCCTTCTAAGTTGGTAGAATCATGCAAGAGCATTTTTGGTGCAACGGAGGGTGCTTGGTGTCGCGGAAGATGTGCATATTCCCGTCTGGCGTCCCTATCGTCTCGGCGTCGTGGACAAAAGGCAATCCAAGCGTCACTGTCCTGCCGTGCAAGGTCTTGCAGTAGTAACAAGCCTCGGCGTCAGTGTTATGCCAAGTGAGCCGCCTAATGCCATGCTCCGCGAATACCACCATCGCCACAGCGTTAGCCGCCTGTACAGTTTCGTTGACCGCTAACTTTTGCGGTCTACGGTTTTCCCATTCGTCGAGCCGCGCACCAATCGCGGCTAAAATGTCGGCATTGTCCCGCAAAGACACCTCTACAACATCCCTTAACTGACCACTAGATGACCCTGCATACCTATGCACAAAAGCATTCACATACTGCCCAACGAAGATTCTAGTGTCCCGCGTCATGTCCCCTTGCGCCCCTATTTCCTTGATAGCCGCCATCTGCACTGCCTCGGCGTAACTCATGGCGATAGGATGCATGATGCGCGTTATCCATTCGTGGGCTTCTTGGTAGAACGCGCCAAGCCAGTTATAGAAAGGCTGCATGTTGCTTCTGTCCACCAACTTGGCAGCCGCCCTAGTGATATCGGCCTTCTCGCGGCGTACAATGCGCGTTCCTGCCTCATTAAATAGCGGCTGGAACACCTTCATCAGCTTATACCTATCGGCATGAGCACTATTTCGCTGTTCCGGTACAGGCAAACTACGACTTACCGCTGGTGCTTGCACTGCTTTTGCCCCTGCGACAGCGATAGGTAGCATGTTGCCATTTACCAAGTACACCTTGCCAGTCCCGCCCTCTTGTGGGTTCATGTTCTCGATTTCTCGCCATTCGTCCGCATTGATAATGCCGTTTTGCCGCAGGGTCGCCAAAGCCTCGGCTCTACTCTTGCTGTCCCCACGCAGGAGGCCATCAACAAGATGCTCTACAAAAAACTCCTTGCGTTCTCGCGGAGTGAATATCTTATAATTCAACGCCTGCTCCCAGCGCACCAACCACGGCCGCAAGGTATGCACAACGAAGTCAATCCCCATATGCTCAATGTTGTTAAAGGTCGAGCGGTCTAAATCTGCTATCAAGTGCGGTGGCACTCGGAAAAGGCGGGCAATGTCGGTCACTTGATACTTCCTAGTTTCAAGAAACTGTGAATCATTCGGCGCGATGCCTAGCCGCTGATACTTCATACCTTCTTCAAGCACCATCAAGAGATGTGACTTGTTAAGCCCTTGGTATGAGCGGTTGAGCGTCTCCCGCAGGTTTTGGTGAGCCTGCGGGCTGATTTTGCTCGGATGCTCTACCACGCCGCCGAGATTGGTGCCTTGTCCGAAGAACCTTGCGCCGAATTCCTCTACCGCCAAACCTAGACCGATAGATTCACGCGCTAGGCGAATCGGCGAATATCCCTGCAAGCCGTCATAGCCAAAGCCGACAATGTGCAAAACATCGTAAGCGTTAAGTATCCTCTGCTCCCCTGTCGGCAAGGTCACGCGATAAACAAGTTCGCCCTTTACCCTTTCTGGCCTTGTCTTGTCAGGCAAGAGTGGCCAAAGTTCCTTAACAAACCCATTCTCGCGCAAGATATAGGCATACCCATTGCCCCAGCTAACCGCATGTCCCTGTATCGTCTCCCTTAGCGACATAGCTGTCATTTCTGGATTAGCCATGTCGTGCAGGACATTATAGGCAGGATGATTCCGCGCCCTTTCTTTCCCCCCATCAGGCAGCCGCTTGTAGACAATTAGCGGCAAAGAAGCAGGCGTCTCTGACAAAATACGTAGACAAGCAAATACCGCCACATTTCGCAGCGCGGTTATTTCGTTTACAGGCGGGCCGCCCTTTGTCGGGTCGCCACCAGTAATAGATAAAAGCTCCGCGCCAGTTATCGGCGCATTAGGATTGCCCATTGACCGCTTCCCGAATAATCGCTCCCTCCAGCCCATCACATCACCCGCTTTCATATAACGATTACCCCGCGTTGCTCATAAACAGATTCATTATCTTCCAGCAGCAAAGCCCTCGACATAGCGTCAATCATGGCAACAAGTCCATCAATTCGCTCCGTACCCTTGCCGCGCACTGGCCGAATATTGTCGTTCTCGTCTACCTGCACCTGCACATTGCCCACATTCCAACGCAATACATCATTCCCCCCGTGCAGTATCTGCTTGCCGCGGATAAGTTTTTCTATCTCCTTCATCGGGTTTGACATGGTTTTGAAACCTTGCCGAACCTCAACCATCGTCAACCCTTCGTTGCCAAGGTCCACCGCCAACTGCATAGCCTGCCACGGGTCAAACCCAATCTCTTTGATGTCGTACTCATTCCGCAAATCAAGGACAAACTTTTTGATGAAGTCATAATCAACCACATTTCCCGGCGTGGTCTGAATAAGTCCGTCCTCTACCCAGCTAGGGTAAGGCACTTTGTCTGATACAAACCGCTCCTGCACCGTATCCTCGGGGATCCAGAAGTAAGGCAGGACAACCCATTTTTTGTTAAGCGCGTCCGGCGGGAAAAGTAAGACAAAACTTGTCATATCAACCTTAGAAGCTAAGTCAATTCCCCCGTAACACGCCCTGCCTTTGAGTTTTTTCATGTCTATTTTTTCCTTGCATAAATCCCAAAAATCCAAACCTAGCCAGCCAGATGATTTAATCTTCTCCCAGCAATTTAGTCTCAACCAGCGGAAAGTCTTTTCTAGGGCGAAGTTCCCCTCTACTTGCTGGAAGTGGTCTGAAACCTTCTCCCGGGCAATTGTGTGGCCAATAGAGGGATTCACCTTGTCCCATATGTCAGGATCAGTCCATGCTTCACGCCAAATGAGGGGATTAGACCAGTCAGCGTCTACCGTTTCAAAGGTTCTCCCTTGCCAAATGCGCCGAGCATCTCTGTCTATGCCATATATCATACCGTAGAACGTCGGGTCATGCTTCGTGCCGAGCAGTATTTCCTCTGCTCTTTTGTGCACCTCCCATCCAATACTAGACCGCATCGGGTCGTCTCCAGCCGTGGTTATAACAAAAAACAGGGGTTGTCTGCGCGAATCGCCGCTTCCTTGCGTCATTACGTCGTACAAATCCCTGCTTGGTTGTGCGTGAAGTTCATCAAAAACCACAGTATGGAC